GATTATCTACGTTCTTCATGGTGAAGTCTTCGGTATCGAAGATCACACACCCACGCTTATCATTTACATCACTCCAGAACATCTCGTATGGATTACCGATGTAATAGATTTGTCCATTACTAGACCGAGTATGGAAGTGTCCTGAAAGAACACGGTCAAATTTCTTGTAAACCTCAATGTCATTACCATGCTCCATGACATGACCATGAGTAGCAACAAAACCATTGAGTTCCAAATGACCCATAGCAACTTTTGCTTTGGACTCTTTGATTGTTTTATATGTGTGCTCTTTGTTTTCCTGATTGATCCAAGGAATGAATAGAACAGGAAGACCACCAATATCTACTTCTTCGCAGTCACCAATAATACGAACGTTATCGTACTCTCGTAAGAGTAGATCGATAGTATTGATGTCATTAGTGTTTTTATAGAAGGCGGTGTGATTGCCCACAACAGAAACCACAGATATCCCCATAGATCGAAGACGGTCGAAATAATTTCTTTTCGCCCAGTCCAGAGAATATAAATCAACACCTTTACGGTTGTCAAAAGTATCTCCAAGGTCAAGTACAGTTTTGATACCTTCTCTTTCCAACATAGGAAAGAAAGTTTCTTCATAGAATTTTAGAAAGTATTCATGATACAGTCTGGATCCTTTCTTGAATCCAAAGTGCTGGTCTGTGATGATAGCAACTTTCATTGATCATTTTTTTTGTTGAAACCAAAGGGTCCTTCTTTATTTTCTGTTGCAAGTTTTAGAGCAACCCCACCGAGTGACTCCATGACTTTCAAGATGTCTTCTGATTTAGCACCTTCGCCAAGTTCCTTAGCAACGTACCAATACTTTGGCCAGAATAATTCACCAGCCTTTTCGTAATCCTCAAGAGTGAGAATTTTCATGCTCCGTCCTCTGTTTTGTACATCCATTCTTCAGAGTGTCCTACTGTCCACTTATCCGAGTTTTCAACTCGGTAGTTTTGAGTACAAACTTTGAAGTCTGGCATTTTTGTGCCTGCTGGAATAAGACTCATGTCTTTCCAGATGACACGATTGTTTGGTTGAGCAGCAAATTGTCCGTTGTCAAGTCTAATGATGTTGAAAGACTTGTGCTCAGGATCATCTTGACTGAAACCAGTGTCTAGTGTAGATGACTCGCTATGGCAAGTATCTATGGTGAACATGTATTCACCAGGGTGCATCTGCTTATCTTTACCAAAGAATTCACAACGTGAAAGTATAGGTTTTTCAATTACAGTAAGATTGTAATCAAAGCAGTCCCACAATTGTAGCGTATCTAGTGAAAGATCGCCATGATCTTCTTTCCAAACAAATGCACTCAAAGGTAGTTTATCAAATAAAGCACCATACTCAGGAAGCATAGTTTCAAAATAAAGTGCTTTGTACTGAACACTCTTGACACTTACCCAAATACCTTCAGTAAATTCTCCATGTCCATATTCATGATCATAAAGAAACTCTTTCCTAACCTTGACAGGTATAGGAGGTAAGTTGTGGACTAAAAAAGCCATTACCGTTTTTTAGAAGTTTCTGGAGATTTGTAACCGTAAAGTTTAGGACTGACTCTACCTTGTGCTTGGTCAAACCTAATAAAATCTTTTTTATAGGTGTCGTAATAGTGGTCAAACAGATCGGTAGTTTTTCCACAGGTAGCAATGTCGTATGTCTCAACTCCATCGACTTTGTATGTAATCAAATAGGCAGTGTAAGGAAGACCTCTGTCTTCTGCTTTTTCTTTTTCGCACTTTTCAAAAAGAATGTTCATCGGTAGTTGTTCCTGTACTGAACTGCATCTTTGATGGAATTGTACTCAGAATGATTGGAGTTGTCATCAGTAGAAAACACTTCCTCAAACCCTGACCGCTCAATGATCTTCTGACGGATCTCTAACTGCTTCTTCTCCTTCTGAATCCTACGCAAGAAAGCGTAGTGAATGATCTGAGTGAAGTAAGCAAAAGGATTCTTAGACTTCTCTGGGTTGAAGTTGTTGATGTATTGGACACAGTTCTCAATACCATCACAAACCATATCATCTTTGAACATGTAGTTGACAAAGTTTGGTTTGTAAGATAGATGCGTTGCTATCTTCAAAAAACATTCACCCAAATAGTTTGTAATGCGGGGTTTTGGTTTCCCAAGTACCTCCGCATCAGAGATCTCTTGCTTGTAAGCAATGATCGCAACAAGAAACTCTTTGTTATTTACGTAGTGTTCAGAACGCTTTCGGGTCATCTTATTGGATCTTCATCTTCATAGTATAGCACAGCTTGACAAGACTGCAGAATGCATATAGACTAACTCTGTCAGGGTTGATCGGGACGCTATAGCTTACTTTAGAACACTATAAAGCATCTTTAGGATTCTTAGAGGCATCTTCTGCCTTATAGATTCCTTCAAAGGTATCTCTTGCTTTCTCTACTGTGTTTATAAACCCCATCTCTTTAGAGAGTTCAGGATGTTCTCTAGTGAATCCTGATGCAATAATGTTCTTATAGGTACTGATTACATCTTCATCTTTTATTTCAGAGATAGTAATAATACGATCCATATCTACAATGAAGACTTCTTCGTCTGTCATTCTCATCCAAGGTTCAAACTTATATCCCACTGGAGTGCCTTTACCTCCTCTTGAACGGATTTCTTCACAGATAATAGGATTATCAAAGATGACTTTATCGTCATCATCTGCAATAACCATAATCGTAGAAAGAATCTCCTCACCAGAAACCAGCTTGACTGCTGCTATGAACTCGTCATATGGATTGTCAGAGCTTGATTTGGATGATGTCATAGTTGAACTTTTCTTCGTTATAGTATTTGATACGTTCTATAAGATGGTTCAGCGTGTAGTTTGTTTTTTGACCCTTCTTACAATCATCTGCTATATCGTATAGAGTTGCATTCAATTTAGAATCACTCTTCCGTAGCACCCTCCCGATTGATTGAAGTGTCCTGATTCGAGACTTACTTGGTGATGCAAAGACCACGTTGTGTAAGTTCTTTATATTGATACCTGTTGAAAAAGTTCCGAAAGAAGCGATGATGATGGCGTCGTTTTCAGTCTCTGCAATAGACCTAACTGATTCCCGTTCTTCGACATCAACTCCACCATGAATAAAAAATACCTTCCGGTCATCAGTATTTATGAGGTTGAAAAGAACCTCTCCATGTGCGGCAACCCGACTAAACAGGATCAACGTATTGCCTTTTATGTCTAGGACTAGGTTTTTTATAAACTTGTTTCTCTTTTCATGACCAATAAGATACTGCACTTCTTCCTCATACGTATCAAATGGATTTTGTTTATGCTTCAACAGTAAAACTTTGATGTTCAACTGTGCTAAGTAACCTGCATCCTGCAGTTCTTTTGTATTGATAATTTTATACGAGGGACCAAACAGTCCTTCTAATACCCACTTGTGAGTTTGGGTACCATCTAATGTACCAGTGAATCCGTAACGATAGGCAGTGTCATGCATCTTGGTCATGATGCCTACCAAAGATTTAGACTTGAAGTTATGTGCTTCGTCACCAATAACTACGTCAAATTGTCTAAACCATTTTTTATCTAACTTGTAAATTGACTGCCAAGTTGATATAATAATATTCTTACTACTGTTTATATCTCGACCACCATATATTTTATGACATTCATTTTGAGCATCCAAACCATACTCGTCAAAGTCTTTATACATTTGTTCTACCAAAGATGTGGTAGGAACAATGACCAAGATCTTTCTTTGATGGGCAGCATGATACTGCACAACAGCGTAGATCATCAAAGACTTGCCCGAACCGGTCGGGGAAATAATCAATCGTCGTTTTCTTTTCAAGGCATCGTAGACGCCATCAATTTGATAGTCTCTAGGAGTATATTTGGAGATTACCTCCAACCAATCCTTTACTCCTCGTACAGAGATACCGGGATCTTCCTGGTACGGTAGACCGTAGTGCTTTGAGTCTTTGAATTCAAAGGTATAATTATATCTCTTACAAAATTGACAGACTTTATCCAGAAGACCTACGTAGATTTCTCCTTTCTGGACATTGAATAATCTAATTTTACCATCCCAATACTTACTTCTGTATTGAGGCATGAATTTTGCACCAGGAACCTCAAAAGTAAATTGGTCCTGAAGTTCATGCTGTATATGTGGATCACATTCTACAACGAGATATACTTCATTCTTCTTTTTTATGATAAGATCAGCCATAACCTGAAGAGAACCTGCGCCACTCAATCGCATTTTTGATTTGATACGTGCGATTCGTTATCTGCCTTAGAATTTCTTCTAAGTATTTCAACATTGAATCGAAGTATTCAATTTTTAGTCTCGTTTTGGATAACTTCTCGTCAGACTCAAGATATAACTTGAGGTCATCCTTATCTCTGACCTTGTAAGGAAATGGTTCTGCTTCATATACAGCAGCAGTTGCCTTACCAGTGTAAAAATTTCTCCTTTGAAGCAACAACGAACTGTAAATTTGTTCGTTTTGTTTCCTCATCAGTAGGATTGTATTATATAGCCCATAATACTTGGCATGTAATTGGGGAATCTTCAGTGATTCCGTGTCCAACTCATCCTGATTCATTACGGCATCTTTAGTCCACATCTCTTGGATGTTTTCGAGACTAAGAGGACTAGACTTTCTTTCCAAGGACATCAATCATATCAAAAATAGTATACTTGAAGGTTACCGATGCTGTAAAGTAACGTTCTTCTGTTTCAATAGCACTGAAAGGTATGCCTGACAGGTTGATTGGAAACATATCCTTGAATTTGATTTTCACCGCTGGGTTATAATCACTGTTCAAGACAATCAAAGTTCCATCAGAACGCTCATTGAATGGAGCATCTTCATTAGGATAGAACCTGCTGTTTCGTTTTAGATCTTCATACTGCTGTAAGGACTCTGGATATCCCAGTCCTGTGATCCAGTCATAGATCTGCAAATAATTTTCACAGTTTTCGTCAACCATGAACTGAAGAGAAAGATCTCCATACTGAAGTTTGTCTCCAGGTACAGGAATGTCTCTCAAATAACTTGCCTGGTTTGCTACCCCTAAAGTAATGTCTGGGATATTTGCCTGGTTACAATAAAAACTAACCTTAGGGCAACGATTCAAAATAAAATTGAATCCAACAATACTCAGGAAGTTCCTGTTTGTGGGTTCGTTTAGTTGATATGGAGGAGTAGCACCCCTAACTCCAGTTTTCAAAAGCTAATAGCAGCAACGAGCTATTTAGAAGCGATACTCTTCTAATAGATCAAGAACTCTATTCAAAGAACTCTGTCCACCTTCGTGCCAGTCCCTGTTTTTAGCAGACCAGGAACCATCATACAATTCTGTTTTTAGTTTGAGAACTCGGGTGATCAACTCTTCCCTAGTTACTGAGTTTTTAGGCATACCAACGTTTAGATTTCAGATACTGAAGAACGTCTTGCCTGACATCCATAAGTTCATTATAGCACTGCTGGTTGTGAGCACAGTCTCTAAGTGTTGAATCCGGTTTCAAAACTGATTCAATGAAAAGATCTAACCCACGGTTCCACTTGACCTGTTTGCTTTCGGAATCCAAAATAGCGTTCTGGTCTTTCATGGTTGCATCAGCGTCATCCCTATTTACTATAGCAAAAAACCCCCCCTAGGAAGGGGAGGTTTGTAGTGGTACCTATACTAAAATTTCTTTACATATTCGTTTACAGGCAGCTCCTCCCTCATCACATTCAATGATGCATTCATAGTAGTCATTGATTCTAGTATTTTCCTCTTCTAGCATTTGGATTCGACCCCATTCATTCAACTGGTTGTTTGAAATAATGTTGTGCATGTGAAATCCCAATTCGACATACTATCTATGCAACTTTGTGTTTGTTTACTAACATTTCTAACTTATTTACATTACTATAAATAAAATCAAAAATTGTGACAACAGAAAGTAAAAAATCTGACTACACGTGTGTTACAATGTGGGATCACATGTTTGAATGCATGCGATATCATTGGGTACACAAGTCCGAAAGGGATCCTGTGCAATTTGTCAAGAATCTCAACCCAGAGCAAGAAATGCTATGAGTA